GAGCTGAAGATCAAGCTGGTTGAGTCTTTTTTATTTGTTGAAACAAAGAAAGGAATTGAATATGAATAAAAAAATGAGAGAGTTGCTGTCCACCATCGAAACCAAAAGAAAAGAAGCCAGAGGCTTTCAGGATTCCGGCGATACCGAGAAGGCGGCCGCCACCCTGACCGAAATGGAGAGCTTGCAAGCGCAGTACGAAGTTGAGGAAAAGCTGTTCAGGGCCGAGCAGGAGGAAGTGGAAACAAAAGACATGGACAAGCCCGAAGAGGAAAACAAAGAGGGAAAAGCCTTCGTCGCTTTCTGCCGAGGGACCGAAAAAGCATTAACCTTCGGGGCAAACGGAGCGGTTATCCCCAAGACAATCGCCAGCAAGATCATCGAGCAGGTGAAAGAGCTGTCCCCGATTTTTGCAAAATGCACCGTTTATAATGTGAACGGCAATCTGTCAATCCCGGTCTATGGCGACGATGGTGGCGACAACATCCAGGCAGCTTACGGAACGGAATTCACTGATCTGACCGCTCATGCCGGAAAGTTCACCAGCGTTGACCTTTCTGCTCTGATGGTAGGGGCGCTGACCAAAATTTCAAAATCCTTTGTCAACAACACAGACGTTGACGTCCTGGCTTTCGTAACCCAGAAGATCGCAAAGGCTATCGCAGACTTCTTCGAGAAGGAGCTTCTGGTCGGCGATGGAACTACCGGCAAAATGACCGGAGCAACTAAAACCACCAACCTCAATACTTTAACCACGAAGACACTGGCTGGAATCACCGCAGACGTGCTGATTGACACCCAACTTGCGATTCCTGAGGTTTACCAGAAAGACGCTTGCTGGATCATGAACAAGGAAGTCTTCAAGGCCGTTAGAAAGCTGAAAGACGGAACCACCGGCGAATACATCCTGACAAAGAACTTTGCAGACGGCTTCGGATGGGACTTGCTTGGAAAGCCCGTTTACACTTCCGAGAATATGCCTGCTGTTGGAGCTTCCACCATCCCGGTTCTTTACGGTGACTTCTCCGGTATGGCCTGCAAAATTTCGAAGAATGTTGAAATGCAGGTGCTCAATGAGCTTTACGCTCCCCAGCATGCCGTTGGAGTGGTCGGTTGGGTTGAAGCAGATTCCAAGATTGAGAACTCCCAGAAATTCGTTGGAGTGAAGATGTCCGCATAAGGAGTTGATTAAATGGCAGCCTTAACAAAAGAAGACGTCAAAAAATACCTCCGGGTAGATTTCGCTGACGACGACACTTTAATTGACAGGCTGATGATCGCAGCTGACGAATTCCTAAAAGGCAGCATTGGGATCAATTATGACAACACGGGGGAGAGGGCCAAAACCCTTTCCCTTATTGTCATTTCTGACCTGTATGACAACCGGGGGCTGCATGATGATTCAGCAAAAGTCAGCAACAACGTCCGTAGACTCGTGGAGGATTTCTCGCTGCAATTACGATTGGAGATGAGGCCATGAACGCGGGTGAATATAACCGACGAATAACCATCCAGTCCAAGACCGTCACCTACGACAGCTACAACGAGCCAATCGAAACATGGACAGACGGGCCGACCGTATGGGCCTCGATCGCAACCACCGGAGGCGGTGAGTTTTACGCCGCACAGAAACTGAACGCATCCGTTCAAGCACTTTTTAAAATCAGGTACGGTACACCGGTGACGGTATTAGATCGCATCAAGTACGGCAGCCGCATCTTTGAAATCCTGTCCGTGAATGATGCCAACGAAGCCCACAGAGAACTGCACATATCCGGCAAGGAGGTGGTCTGATGAAGTTGCCTAAATACATGGAAATAGTGGCCGACAAATCGAGCCGCAAACCAACAGTGTCGTTCTCCGTCCGCATCAAAAGATGGGGCATACCGATTATCCTTTTTAACGCCATGCGAAAATTCGAAGGCATCAAGTGGTATCACTGGTTAATCGTCTACCCGAAAGTTTGCGTTAAGGCAATGATAAGGGGGTTGGTCTGATGCACATCGAAGAAGCATTAGTTGCCCACTTACTGGCTCAAACCGGATTGACCGCCTTAATATCGAGGCGGTTTTTTTATGAGGAACTGCCGCAAGACACGACCTTACCAGCGGTAACTTGTATCAAGGTATCCGACATCAAAGACCATACCCTAACCGGGCAATCTGAACTGGAAAGACCGACCTACCAGCTGACCGCATGGGCATCCACGAAAGCAGGAGCCAGAGCGGTAGCGGAGCAAATTAAATCAATCCTATCGGACTACCAGGGCACTATGGGCGGGATAACCGTTCAGAAAATCGAACTGCAAACCGAAATGTCCAGCCTCGAAAAATCACCCGATGGAACGACAAAGGTTTACTTCGAGGATTTGGAATATCAAATCAACTACATAAAGTAAAGGAGATAGAACATGGCAAAAACACACGCATTTGGAACCACGTTCAGCTGGGAAGGCGCTACAGTTGGCCATATTGACAACGTCGGCGGGGTGGAACTTTCGGTGGATACTGTAGAAGTCACCACCCATGATTCAGCAGACGGATACAAGGAATACCTTGCGGGCCTGTTAGATGCGGGGGAGGTCCCGCTGGATGGATTTTTCGACCCAGCGGACACCACAGGCCAGCAGGCGATGCTGACGGCGGCGCAGGCCCGAACTGCTGGAACATGCGTAATCACGTTCCCCGCATCCACAAAGGCTACATGGACCTTCGAGGGACTGATTACCAGAATCAAAATTGGTGATTCACCGGTAGACGGAGCAATCCCGTTCTCGGCGTCAATCAAGCCTACCGGAAAGCCAGTATTCGCCATAGCACCTTAATGATTTGGGCGGGGCAACCTCGCCCATTTTCTTTTTAGGAGGAAACCCATGAGACAGCTTATAACAGATGATCTGTTTGCAATGAGCCAAATTCTTAAAAAACTTGAAATCGTACCAGACCCAAATCTTGAAGATGATGGCCAGATTTTTCTTGATGTGCTCAAAAAGGTTTTGGAGAATGCCCACTTGGCACGGACAGAGATTAATGATTTTCTTGGTGACCTTTCCGGCATGACCGGGGAGGAATTCGGGAAGCTGCCAATTAAGGAATCGAAGGCCATCATGAAAGAATTTAAGGAACTTGACGGTATTAGCGATTTTTTCGAATTAGC